AGCCAATGATGTTTGAGTTATGTAATCCTCAGTTGCTTTAATTTGCGCGTTAGTTGCACCAGTAACGTTTTTAAGTGTTTGGGCTAATTTGTCCTGCGCTGCTTCGTCTGCAATGGCAGCCTTAACGCCGTCAATTAGTAATTTGCCCGCATAAACCGCAGCGGCAGCAGCGGCAGCGGCAAACGCCAAACCTGCCTTCTTTGAGAAATCTCCCAAACCGCTGGACGACTTTTGAACGTCGTTGTCTGCTTGGTTGAGGGATTTTCTAAGATTGTCAACGTCACCAAGAATGGTGAGTTTGAGAGTACGTGAACCGCCTATAGCCATTTCACCACTCCTTTAGAATTCGACTGAAAGCATTTTCCCACTGATTTATGATGTGCGGTTGTTCGGCGCGCAGTGTTGGGTAAATAAACCAACCACGTGAACCGCGACCCTCACGACCTGACCACACTGGAAATTGCTTGAATTTATTCGATCCAAATTCATAGCCGCCCCATAGCATTTGCGTTGTACCGCCACCGCTTAGTTTTTGGCTGGCATAACCAAATGAAATTTCACCGACTTTTGACGATTTTGAAACGCGTGATCCAGCCGCGATTATTGGCGCGACTTTGTTATTTGTCGCACCCGCTGCGCTTTCAACCCTGCCTTTAAGGTATGTCGCTAGTGCATTGGATTCCTGTTTAGCTGCGGCAATGGCTTCGTCGTCCATAGCCTTGAAAGCAGCATAAATTTTGCGCAAGTCACTTTTGTCATAGGCAATTAAGTCCTCAGCCATTGCGCTTCTCCAGTATCTCTAATGCCGTAAGAATGTCCTCCGCGCTTGACCACTCACTCATTGGAATGTGCGTTGCTAACGCAAGTTCCACAATGAGTCGGTTTAGGCTTCCGCGCTTGTGACTTTTGGGTCGTCTGCGATTCCTGTCGTTACGTCTGACACGGTTTCGACCCACACGTCGAACGGTTTGACTGGCTTCCCTGCTTCATTGCGTTTCATGGCGTGATACGCCAAAAACAATAAGTCAGCGATCCCAAGTTTGTCTTGAACCTGTTGGATCGTGAAGCCAGTCTTTGTCTCCCATTTAACCCACTCAGGCGGTTGTGCCACGTAGGTTTCTGTTTGACCACCGTTGTATTCGATTGTTATTGGTAGTTTCATTTTGTCTCCCGATTAGTAGTTTTTAACTAAATGTTTCGGTTGGGGTTCCAACCACTGTAAATGATAGCGAAACGGTCTGCGCGTCAGGTGCTGCACCGCCGACTGAAGGGAACAATGGCATAACGTTGAAGGCAAACACTGCGCCAGTTGCGGCAGTCAGTGAAGCAGCTAAAACGGTATTTGGTGCAGTTTCGCAAGCAGTCCATAAGGCTTCGCATAGTGAACCTGCTGCGCCCCAGTCTGCAAGCATTTCAACGTCAAATGTCCACTGATCGTCAATGTGCTTGTAAGCCTTGCCGTCTAGTGTTTGGTATGTCGTGATTGTTGGTGAGTTCGCAAGTGTTGCGCTGGTCGCCTGGGCGTCGTAGTTAACGGTCGCGATCGTCAACACTAAATCGCGACCCGTGATGATCGTTGTTGGCACGTTATCTCCTTAGTTTGTTTGGGTGTAGTACGTTGAAACGCTTATGTCAGCAACCAGCATTGGGCTTTGTCCTACTTCCAACACTGTCGGCTTTTCGACAACGCCAACAACGTATCCTGCGGGCATTGCCGCAAGAATTCCTATTATGAGTTTTTCTAGATTGTCTAGCGAAGCAGCGTTGCTATTTGAAGCAACAATTGCGGTGATCTTGAAATTTAATTTGACCTGTGTTTTTGCCTTACCGATTAGCACTACTTCCATGTACGGTGCGTCAGGCAAAACCACAATGGCTGGTGGAATAGGCGATTCGGGAACGCTTGAATAACTGCTTGCCGCTAGTGATGAAAATGCGTTGGCTAGGGCTGCGCGTGTATCGGCAATGGCGTTGGCTGGCATTATTGACAAACCGTTTCAACGTCTAAAAATGGCTGAAGTAATGTGGACACCCTGTTGGTCAAACTGCGACCCATTCTGTATGGCGTACTGGCAAAATCTACGCCCTGAATCTCGCCACCTGCTGCAACGCGTGATTGAAATACTTCCACGCTAACTGCAAGCACTGCCGATTCAATTGGCGCGCTAGTTGCATAAATGTCAGCTGCTGAATAGCCTGAAAGTGTTGCCGTACCTGTTGGAATGATCTCGCGCAATGTTACGTTTGCATTTGTAATTGCAGCGGTGAAATAGTATTCCTCAGCCTTGACGACTGTGACTGTTGCAGAAAAAGGTGCTGGAATTCCAGTGACAATGATTGACTGACCAGCAACAAAATGATGTGGTCGCTGGGTGTAGTAATAAGCGACATTTGAATCTAGTTTGTACGCGGTGACGGCTGAAGTATTAGCAACCAGCATTGGCAAAATTACCGCTTCAGCGGTGTTGACAATTTCGTCTAAATAACTGTCACTGTATAAGGAAACGGACACGCCAAGCACCGTACGCAATTGGCTTGCAGTGACAATGACTGGCATGTCCGTTCCTTTCGATCTGCTGCGGCGAGATCGGGAGAACCCGCCGCATGATTAGTGTGTGGCTTACGCCTTGTTATTCTTGAACGCGCCCGCAGCGATCTTTGTTGCTACTGCACCAAATGAATAAACACCAACAGTTATTGAACCGTCAGCAGTTGATTCAGCGCGTAGTTGGTATGAAGTTCCTTCGTACCATGTGTAAGCGTCAGGGTTGACGATCAGCAATGTGCCGTCTCCGTCGCCACCGTTTGTTGGGTCAACGTATAGGTTCAAGCCCGCAACGTTTCCTGTCAATGATGTTGGTACTGCAACACCAGGTTGATTCATTGGGTTTGTTACCTGTGAATAAATTGGACGACCTGCGTCGTTCAATGTCATCAGATTTGACCACTGACCAGTTGAAGCAATGATGTTTCGTGCAAATGGATTTGCAAGTCCAGCAGTTGCGCCGTAAACGCTTGCTGATCCGCGACCAATAATTCCAAGCAATTCAGTTGCGGTTGGGTATGTTGCAACTGTTGTTGCGTCTAGTGACGCCCCTGAAATTAGCAAACCGTTGACGTAGGCGTTTTGTGCCTTTGCCATTGCTGCGACCATGTTGCGAAGTAGTTCGTCGTAGAATAAAGGACTAGTCCTAGTCAATAATTCAACGCTAAATTTCTGACTGCCCGCGAATTTTTTAACGTCCACTGATAAGAACGCGCTGTTTTGGTCTGTATCTGAAAACGCTGCGTCCTCAGCGACAACCGCAACAGTTGGCACGGCAGTGATCTTTGGAATTTCAAATGTCATTCCTGCGTCAGGCAATGAACCGCGTGAAATTGCGTCAATGCTTGGTCGGATTGTTGTTGATAGTCCGTTGATAACTTCAGCCAATTGACGTGTTGGAACAAGTCCAGCGTTGTCTGTTGTGTTGTCAGCAGCTAAAACGTACTGACGTGCTGATTCATCACCTGTTGCAGCAAGAACCTTATTTTCCAGGTACTTTGCAGCAGTGATTTCAATGCGTGGTGTGGCTTTCCAACCGCCCACTTTGTTTGATGTTGCAGTGACTGACTGTGCGGCTTCTACCGTCTCAACGGCTTCCGCTTGTGCGACGGTGTTGTCCACTTCGTCTCCTTCTGTTGTAGGTATTACTTCAGGTTCAATTGTTGAATCTGAAATCTGTTCGTCCTCAGTTGCCGCGACTGTTTCAACGCGGGCTGATCGGATCGCTGGTTCGCTGGTCAATGCAACGGCAGTCAATTCGCCAGCAAGAATTCTGACTGTTCCGTCCTTTAGTGTTTCGTATTCATCAAATGAAACTTCAACACTAAATCCGTCGCGCAAGCCTTCCATTGCTTCAACAAGTGCGTCATTGCCAGCAGTTGTCTCAGCGATCTTGAATGTTGCGTCAATGCCTGTGTTATCGGCTGACAATGACGTGTCCAAAGTTTTTCCGATCCTGCGGGTACGATCATGTTCAAGGTTTAGCAAAACGGCAGTCGGTTCGATTGAACCAGCGGCGAATTGAACCTTGCCAATTGAAGCGTTGCCTGTTTCCTCAAACGTCACAATGCGACCACTAATGGTGCGACTGTTTGAATCCGCAGCAGTTATTTTCATTGGTGTTATGACTTTTTTCATAGCAGCATGTCTTCTTCCTCGCGTATTTCATCAACCGACATTGCGCCGATTCGATTTAAGATTTCATAAACCTGCGCGCGTTCGTATGGATTACCGCGAAGGAAATCGTCAAGATCAAACAAAACTTTGTTGCCCGCTGGCGTAAAGTCGGGGAAAGATAACCTTTGTTCCAAAATTGACATGTAATTTCTAAACGCGAAATCTACGAGGTCGCGCCGCTTGTCTAACGCGTTGGAATAGGTAAAACTGGATTGTTGTGAATCAGTGAAATAGGCTGGTAATCCACACGCGCGGCTGAGTTCCAGCGATACGTAGTTTCTCGCTTCATTTAGCTGCAAATTCTTTGGATCGTAGCCAATTGTTTCCAGCGTTACGTCAGCGTTCAAAAATGCGGTTGATCTGTTTGCACGTGCAGTACGCCATGACGTCAACAACTTCGAAATACGATCAGCCGGCAGTGAAGTTCCATTTGACTTCAAAACCATTTGTGGAATTGGTTCATTCGCGAAATTCATTGCAGCGCGTTCAAGTGAGGCAGCAGCCTTGATCGTACGACCTGCGCGCGATAGCAAACCTTCTTGCGTACCGTTGAAAACAACTAGGTTTGCTGGATCAACGTATGCGCCGTCAATTGCATAAGACGCAATTTCATAACCCATGCCATTTGTTGTAATTGTTACGCGTTCAGGGGCAATGCGTTCCATTGCGCGGATTTTTCCTGTATCTGCGTACCGTTCCATAACGTATGCGTAGGCTGCTGGAAAGAAAAATAAATCAGAAATAATCCAAGCCCAAAATGTTGAACCAGGGATTCTTGGGTCGGGTTGGTTAATAACGCGGGGTTGTGAAACCTTTTCGCCTGTTGCTTCGTTGCGTGTGTGCATTGGTAGTGAACCGATTGTCTGAATGATCCCCAATGCACGTGCAACTGTTGGCACTGACATTGCTTCAGCACGTGAGGCAGTTACTATCCCGCCGAATAGAAATAAATTTCCTACTTCACTGTAGTACGGCGCGATAGCAGCTGCGTCCACCTGCGCGGCTTCCACCGTGACGGCGGCAGTCGCCTTGCGTGTAAATAGATCAGTAAATGCCATGCCCGAATTCTTGCAGGGTTATAGAATTACCCGACCATAATGTCAAGATCATTCTCTGGGCGTGTCGCAAAGTGTGTTACTAGGGCAACTGCCACCGCACCGCAAACGACCGACTGTGAAGCCCTGCGACCAATTACCCAGCCACCGTCCCCACGACGCAATTGCACCGCTGCTAAAACTTCCTCAGACAATTGGCTTTGACCCCTGTGTTTTAACCGACCACTGTTAATTGCTGAAAGCATTTCGTCACAACTTTGTGGATAAGCGTTGTCCATGTCGAAAACTGGAATTCCTGCGGGTGCTAGTCGGGCAGCGACCGCGCCACTGGTTTTTCGACTGTAAAGGACGTATTCGGTCGGATACCTGCGGGCATAATCTGCAAGGTCGTTGGCGATTGCTTTGTCGTCCAACTGCAATTCGTTTGACCAAGTGTGCAGCAATTTGACCACAAACTTTTCGCCAGCAATTTTCTGCGCCCCAACTAAACTGGCGTGGCGTCTGTCGGGTGAAAGGTCAATGGCAAGCCACGTCAATTTGTCAGGGTCTAGGTCTATGGTTTTGTCCAGGCAATTGCCCCATGAGGCAGAATCTACCGCGCTAT